AGCACGGCGCTCGGCACGGCAAGCGGCGCGGGCGCGGCGACGGCGACGGCGCTCGGGCGCTCCGCGAGCACGGCGCTGGGCACGGCCGTGGCGAGCGGGGCGGCGACGGGCCAGGCGGCGCCGGCCGGGGTGGCGGCGAGCACGGCGCTGGGCACGGCCACGGCGCGCGGCGGCGGGACCGCGCACCCGTCCGGCCGGTCCCTGCTCGCCGCGACGGGCGCCCCGACAGGCACCGGCACGGCCACGACCGCGCCGGTGGGTCAATGGGCGGCCCTGTCGCTCGGGATCGTGGCGGCGCAGGGCATGGCGACGGCGACGGCGCTCGGGCGGTCCGCGAGCACGGCGCTGGGCTCTGCCCTGGCCCAGGGCGCGGCCACCGCCACCCCGGCGCCGCCCGCCGCCGCCGTCGCTGCCCCCGGCGCCGCCACCGCCAGCGGCAGCGCCCAGGCCCACCCCGCCGGCCTGGCCCTGGCGGCCGCCCTGGGGGCGGTTGACCTGAGCGCGCGCGGCTGGCTGGAGGGCACCCTGGGGCTGACCCCCGCCCTGACGGGCTCGCCACGCCTGAGCCCCGCCCTGGCGGGGACGGTCCGCATTTACCCGAGGATCTGACATGCAAACCCTGCTCCTGGAAACCGATCACATCGTTGAGCTGTCCGGCCTGAGTAACGGCCTGACCGGCGCGGCGGTGGCGGACGCCACCGTCACCGTCACCCTGCGCGACGCCCAGGGCCAGGCCGTGGCTGGCGCCACCTGGCCCGCGGCCGCCCTGGCCGTGGCGGATGTGCCCGGCACCTACCGCTCCACCCTGCCGGCGACCCTGCACCTGGCGCCCCGCCAGTGGCTGGAGGCCCTGGTGGTGGCGGACGCGGGCCCCGGCCTGAAGCGCACCTGGCGCCTGCCGCTGCAAGTGGCGCCGCTGGCGAGATGGGACATTAGGAGATTAGGAGAATAGGAAATGAGGATGCGGGAAAGGGGAAATGGGAAATAGACAGCCTGATCCGGCGGGCGTCTGTTGTGGCGTGGCCATGCTGCTGCTGGGCGCCGCTATCGTCCTGGTGATGCTGGAGGCGCTGCTATGACCGCGCGGGAGGATGGGCGGGGTGGAGGGGAAAAAGGGGTCAGTAGGGACGGGTTTCAAACCCGCCCCTACCCCTTTTCCCAGCGGCCCATGACGGATCCTGAGCGGCCCCCTTGCGCCGGCTGTCCCCATCTCTATGCCCGCGTCGTCGCGGGCGGCGCCGTGCGGCCGGAGTGCGGCCAGGGGGTGGAATATGGCCAACCCGGCTGTCGGGTAGGGGCGGGTTTCAGGAAAAGGGGTCAGTACCCTTTTCCTCCCATCGCGACCGCCAGCCAGCCCCCAAGGGAAAAGGGTAGTACGGGCGGGTTTGAAACCCGCCCCTACCCCTTTTCCTGGGAGGCGGACTGAGCCATGCGCCCCTTGCCCTTTGTTGAAGCCATCGCCTGGGCGCGCGCGCGCCAGGTGGTGCTGCCCGACACCTATTACGGTGAGCTGCAGGGCCTGGCGCGGGCGCAGGCCTTTACCATCACCGGCCTGACCAGTCTGGACCAGCTCCAGCAGATCCAGGACAGCCTGGTGCGGGTGCTGGAGTCGGGCGAGACCTTCCAGTCCTGGCGCCAGCGGGTCCTGGACGGCGAGATCCCGCTGGAGGTGGGGCCGGCGCAGTTGGAGACGATCTTTCGTAACGCCATTCAGCAGGCGTACAACCGCGGGCGCCACGAACAGCAGGCACGGAACGTCGCCTCCCATCCTTATTACCTGTACGACGCGGTCAACGACAGCCGCACCCGCCCCACCCATGCCGCCATGGACGGCTTCGTGGCGCGCCACGATGATCCGGTGTGGGGCCAGTGGAGTCCCGCCTGCGGGCATCGCTGCCGCTGTAAGCGCATCGCCGTGACGGAGGCGCAGGCCCAGCGTTACCAGGCGGAGGACGCCCGGCGACTGGCGGACCCGGAGCACCCGGAGCGGGCCCAGGCCCGCGCCGACGCCCGCTTGCAAGGCCCGGACCCCGGCTGGGGGCATGATCCCTACCAGGATCCCAACCGGGGGCTGCACATAGCGCTCGAGCGCAAGCGCCAGGCCTGCCAGCCCACGCTACTCGCGGCCGGGCGCGGCGGGGGCCAGCTCTGGTGTCAGGGCCCCCTGCGGGGCGAACTGGAGCGGCTGGCCACCGCGTTGGAAGGTCAGCAACCGATGCCGGCGCCGCGGCGGATCGACCTGCCGCTGCTGCCGGCCGGCCAAGGGGAACGCTACTACCTGGAACGCTTCATGGGCGCGTTTGGCGATGCGTGGAACGGCACGGCGCTCGTCGCGGCGCCGACGGGGCAGCAACTCGCCGTGTCGCCCCTGTTGTTCACGGATCATCAGACCGGAAAAACCAAGATCGATAAGCGCGAGCGGGCGCCGTATCTGCTTTATGTGGCTGAAACGATCAAGCGCCCCGCCGAAATCCGGTTAGACAGCGCCAGCGCCGGCGTCCCATCGCTGTATTTTCTAGGATGGTATGCCGTTGATCGCAAGGACCTGGCTATCCTGGTGGTGTTCAAGGGAAAAGGGCGCGTTTGGGAGGGCTGGTCTGGGTATCAGACCCACAATATGGGCTATGTAGCGAGTAAGCGCGCGTACCCGCTGATTTACCAAGACCGGGAAAGATGAAGGCGCGGGGCTGTCCCACGCCTTCGGTGCTGTTTCTCGCGCGAGCCGACAGCCGACCTTCCAATACTCCAGCTCGTCAAATGTTAGCCCGCGCTAGTGAGGAGCGCAACCATGACCTTCGGTCCGTTGGGCTATCATTTACCGTGAGGCCCGGTTGACCACGGCCTACCCCAAGCGGGATCAAGATGAATCCTTTATCGCGAAACACACGCGATTGCGCTGGACCCTGGGCGAGGTGAGCATCGATGACGCGGTTAGAGCTACTCTTGAAGGACTACGCGCGGGTATCGCACGCCTGGGACGATGACGCCCTGGACTTCAACACCCTTCGCCGCTGGCTGCAGGATCGCATCGCGGACATGACCCCCGCGCAGCGCGCCGTCCTGGCGGCGGCCGACCAGCGGCTGCTGGCCATCGCCCGCGCCACGACGAGCAAGACCGATCAGGTGTACCTGTGGGACGCCCCGGCCTATGCCGGCTATCCGCCCGAGGGGCCGACGCGCATCACGGATTGAGGCCCCCGACCCCGGCCCCACGCCGGGGTATCGTTTGCACTCGCGTGACAGATTTTTCCCCTCTCACCCCCCCAAAAAGCCCCGCGCCCATAAAGGCCCCTAGGAGCCCCTAGGGGCGATCGCCGCCCGACCCGCCCCCTTACCATTGCCAGAGGCTGTCATGCCGTTGCGCAACACTTGCGCAACACTTGCGCAACACATGTCCAGGGGGGGGCTTGGCCCGGATAGGCGCCAGACGGCCAAAAAGGGGGCAAATGGCCAAAAATGGAGCAAATGACCAAAAATGGAGCCAATGGCCAAAAATGGAGGAGGGGCGGGTTTGAAACCCGCCGTACGGGCGGGTTTGAAACCCGCCCCTACCTCGTCGCGCCCATGGGCGCTAGCGGCTTTATTATCGGCCCATACTGGCGACATGACGACGCGCTACGCCTCCCTCACCCCCCCCGCCCCCGCCGCCGGTCATCCCGCGGCGGGGTGTTATCTGGCGGCGCCGCCGCCGCAACTGGCCCCGGCCCAGGACGGGCGGCCGCGCACCTTCAGCGGGGTGGCCCTCGGCGGCCAACCCCTGACGCTGGGGGCTACGGCGCCGCTGGTGATCGATCTCGCCAGCCTGGGCCTGCCGCCGGCGGTGCCGGTGCTGTTGCAGCATGACCGCGAGCAACGGGTGGGGCTGGCGACCCTGGTGGCGCGCGACGGGCAGTTGCACGCCAGCGGCCGCCTGCTGAGTAACCCCCTGGCCCAGTCCCTGGCGGCGGATGCCGACGAGGGCTTTCCCTGGCAGTTGTCGGTGCATGTCGAGGCCGGCCAGGTGACACCCGTGGCCGCCGGCGTGGCGGTGGCGGTCAATGGCCGCGACCTGACCGGCCCCCTGCTGCTGTGGCGCCAGGCGCGCATCCGCGAGCTGTCCTTCACCCCGACCGGGGTCGATGACCAGACCAGCGCCCGGATTTTGTCCCTGCTGGGCGCGGCGACCGCGGGTACCCCCCCGGTTGCCACCTTGCACGGGCGGGTTTCAAACCCGCCCCTACCATTTACCACCCCCGAGACACCCCCCATGACGGAATCCTCGCCTCCCGCCGGCCCCGCCGGCGCCCTGGCCGGCGCCCCCGCCGGCATGTCGCTCGCCGCCCCCCCGGCTGCCCCCGCCGGCGCCCCGGCCGGTGCCCCCCCCGCTGCCCCCGCCGCGCCGGACCCCACGGTTGTGGCGGCGCCGGTGGCGCGCCTGGAGGCCCAGCTCGCCGCGGCCGAGACGCGCCTGCAGGCCGCCGAACAGGCCCTGCTCCTGGCGCAGCAGGCGCGCCGCCAGGCCACGGTGACCCAGACCTTCGCCGCCCTGGGGCTGACGCCAACCGCGGATAGCCTGCCCCACTGGCTGGCCCTGGCCGACGACGCCCTGGACGCCCTGCTGGCCGATCTGCGGCTGGCCGCCGAGCGCGGCGCCGCCACCCAGGGGTTGTTCGCCGAGCTGGCCGTGGCGGGGGCTGCCCCCGCCAGCGACGCCGCCCTCGTCGAGCGCATGTCCGCCCTTTAACCTCGCCCAGGAGCCCCGATGCCCATCCTCTCTCAAACCTCCTCCACGGCGCCGCTGGACCTGTCCGCGGTGCTGGTCGGCGCCGGCCATCTGGTGCTGGACCGTGCGCTGGACGATGAATTCACCTACCCGGCCTTCAGCCTGGTGGCGCGCGACGGGGCCTATTGGCGCCCGCTGACCGCCGCGCGGGTGGATGCCGCGGCCTGGGCCGTCGATACGGCCACCAACCTGGGGGACATCGTGATCCCCAAGACGCGGCCGGTGACCACCAGTAAGGCGGGCAGCGGCAACGGCACCCTCACCGCCGTCGCCAGTGCCAGCGCGCGCGCCGGGCTGTGGCAGGCGGTATGCGTGGCCGCCGCCAGCAATGCCGGCACCTTCCGCCTCGCCGACCCCACCGGTCATGACGTGGGCGCGGTGGCGGTGGGCGCGGCCACTGCCCTGGCTGGCCTGACCCTGACCATTGCCGATGGCAGCACCGACTGGGCCGTGGGCGAGCGCGTCTTCATCCTGGTCGGCGAGCTGCATGCCTATGAGGCCACCGCCGTGGCCGGGGATACCAAGACCCATGGCACCACGGAGCCGACCTGGCCCACCAACGGCTCCACCGTGACCGACGATCAGGTGACCTGGACCGACCTGGGCGTGGTGGATGACCCGCGTGACTTCACGCAGTTTGGTGTGCTGCACCGCGCGCAGGCCCTGAGCGTGGCCGCCGGCCAGCACCCCACCCTGCCCCTCATCCTGTCCGGCGCCGTGGTCCGCGACCTGGTGGCCGGCCTGCCGGCCGCCCAGACGGCCGGCGCCCAGCTCGGCGACTTGCTGTTCGCTTAACGGAGACCCCGCATGCTTTTTACCGCTGAACAACTGACGCGGGTGGTCGACAAGCGCCGCCCGGTCGCCACCCCCATCCGCGATCGCCATTTTGGCGCCCGCTCGCAGTACGGCACGCCGCACATCGGCATCGACATCAAGACCGGTCCGGAGGGCATCGCCGTGGCCATCAGCCACGGCGTTGAGTCCACCCGCGCCGCGCGCGACGGCTGGTCGTCCCTGACCCTGGAGATCCCGCGCTTCTCGGAGCACGACATCATCAAGGCCGCCGACCTGGTCGGCTTGCGCGCGCCGGGCCAGACCGGCCCGTCCGAGGCCATGATGATGCGCTACAACGACAAGTTGGACCTGATGCGCGGCCGCTTCGATCGCACCCTGGAGTTTATGTGCCTGGGCGCCATCAAGGGCACGGTCACCGATGGCGCCGGCAAGACGCTGGTCACCTACGCCGTGCCCAGCGCCGTGCCCGTGACCTTCAACTCGGACTCCGGCGGCGACAACCCCTTTGATGTGTTCCGCGGCGCGACGCGCACCCTCTCCCGCGCCCTGGGCGGCCCGGCCGGCCAGGTCTATGCCTACTGCGGCGACGATGCCTATGACCTGCTGATGAATCAGCACCAGGTGATGGCGGCACGCTCCAACATCAGCGGCAACGCCGAGGTCGGGGTGGGCGCGGGCGGCAACGTCGAGCGGGTCGGCACCGTGCTGGTCGAGAACTATCCCTACGTCTATGCCGATGCCGCCGGCACGGATCAGAAGTTTGTCGCCGATAACGAGATCCTGGTGGTGCCCAGCGCCATCGGCGGCGAGATTCTGCTCGGCCCCTGCGAGACCCCCAGCGGCTTGATGCTGCAGGAGTGGTTTGCGGATACCTGGCAGGAGCGCGACCCGGCCGCCACGCGGGTGCGGCTGGAGACCAACCGCCTGCCCCTGGTGCGCCGCCCTGATGCCATCGCCCGCTTCACCGTCGACAGAGCTAATCCATGAACAAGCAAGCGGTAGTGGTGGCGGTGGCGGTGGCGCTGGGCGTCAGCCAGGCGAACGCCCGCGCCGCCCTGGGCGCGGTGCTGGCCGCTATTGGCGAGGGCCTGGCCACGGACGGCGTGGTGGCCCTGGATGGTTTCGGTCGCTTTAACCGCGTCGACAAGCCCGCCCAGCCAGGGCGACGCATCGGCGGACGGGTGGTGGACGTGCCGGCCCGCACCGCGGTGTCCTTCCACGCCAGCCCGACCTGGCGGCGGGAACTAGGGGCGGGTTTGAAACCCGTCGTAGGGGCGGTTTGAAACCCGTCGTACGGGCGGGTTTGAAACCCGCCCCTACCAGGAATTAAAAGGCATGCCCTACGCCACCCCCGCCGAGTTGCGCGCCCGTTACGCCCAGGATCTGGATCGTGATGAGTTTGCCCTGCACAGCGATGCGCAGCTCGGCGAGGCCCTGGCGGCGGCCGGCGCCGAGATCGACGCCTGGCGCCCGCCGGGACGGCTGGGGACGGCGGCGCTGGCGGTGCTGCGCCACCAGTGTCTGACCCTGGCGCGCATGTTGGCGCACCAGGACCAGCCCCTGGATGCGGTGCATCCCATCGTGCGCGAGGGCCTGGCGGTGCGTGAGTGGCTGCGGGCCCTGGCGGTGGGGAAGGTGGCCCTGCCGGCGGCGGCGGACGAGTCCGCTCCGCCCGGGCTCGATCCGCCGGTAGTGGTGGCGCCGCCGACGGCCTTTGGCGCCGACTTCGGCCGCCGCTTTGGGGGCGGCGGATGAGCGGGGTCAGTGTCCGTGTCGAGCTGGATGATGCCGCCCTGCGCGCCGCCCTGGCACGCCTGGCGGAGCGGGTGAGTGACCTGGAGCCGGTGTTCGCCGCGCTGGGCCAGGTGGTGGTGACCCGCGCCGACCTGAGCTTTCGCGACCAGGCATCGCCCTGGGGCGAGGCCTGGCGCGGCCTGTCGGCGGTGACCCTGGGGCGCCGCCGCCAGGGGCCGGGGGCGGGGCCGGCGGCGGCCATCCTGCGCGACAGCGGCCGGCTGGCGGGGTCGATCCACGCCAGGCCCAGCGCCGCCGAGGTCTGGGTGGGCACGGATGAGACGGTGTATGCCGCCACCCATCAGTTTGGCCGGCCCGATAACCGTATGTTCGGCCGGGCGCGGGCGCCGATCCCGGCGCGGCCGTTTCTGCCGCGGCGGGGCGACGCCGTGGTCCTGCCGGCGGAGGACCGGGACGCCATGCTCGACATCCTCCGGCGTGCACTGGCGGCGGCCCTGCCATGAGTTATCCCACCTGGGAATTGCTGGAGGGGGTGCTGGCGCGGCTGAAGGCGGGGCTGCCAGACCTGGAGGTGGACTGGTGGCCGGACCAGGCCCCGACCGCCGGCCGGCGCCTGGTGCCGGGCGCGGGCGCGGTGTGGGTGGGTTACGGCGGGACGCGCTGGTCGGGGCCCGCCAGCTCGGCCGGGCCCTGGCAGAATACCGACGCCCTGGCGCAGCGCCGCCAGGTGGTGGTGGTGCTCTTGGTGCAGGTGGCCACCCTGCGCTCGGAGGTGGGGCTGGTGGCGGTGCTCGATCGCCTGCGCGCCCTGCTGTTGGGCTGGACGCCGCCCCATGGCTCGCCCCTGCGCGGGCTGGAGGAGCGATTCCTCGATAGCGCTAACGGCCTGTGGTCGTGGGAGGCCACCTGGACCACCGAGACCCTCGTCGTCGCCGACCGCGAGCCCGCCCCTGGACCGCGGCTGAGCCAGGTGACCGTGGCCGACGATTATCTCACCGCTCATATTATCCGTCGCGATGCCGCGACGGGCGCGATCATCACGGAGTATCAAGACCCATGAGTCTCTATGTTTATGCCTCGACCGCCCCGGTGGCGAGTGTGACCCTGCGGCTGGGCGACGGGAGCTGCCGGGATGTCACGCTGCATCCGGGCGCCCGCATCGACCTGCCGGACGGCCATGCCTACGTCACCCGGCTGCTGCACCGGGGGCTGCTGACGGCGGCCCCCGCGCCGACCCCAGCCCCGGCGCCGGCGCCCAAGAAGGCGTCCGCGCCGACCCCGACCACGACCGCGAAGGAGGCTTAAGCGATGGCCGCGAATTTTTTGCATGGCGTCGAGACCATTGAGCTCGACATCGGTCCGCGCCCGATCCGCGGCGTCAAGACGGCGGTGGTCGGCCTCGTCGGCACCGCGCCGATGCTGGATGTCGCCAGCGGCGACCGCACGCTCGGCAGCTTCAAGCTGATCACCAATGACCGGGACGCCCGCCGCTACTTCGGGTCCGACCGCGGCGGCTTCACCATCCCGTGGGCGTTGGATGCCATCTTTGATCAGGGTAACGGCCCGATCGTGCTCGCCGTGAATGTGCTCGACCCGGCGACCCATGTCACCGAGGCGGCCAACGAGGTCCTGACCCTGTCGACCGCGGGGACGGTGACGCTGGCCCATCCGCAGGTGAGTAGCCTGGTGATCAAGTCGAGCGACGGCGCGGCGACGCGCGTGCTCAATACCGATTACACCGTCGACCTGGCCAGTGGGGTGGTGACCAAGGTGGCCGGCCTGGTGACCGGGGATAAGGCGACCTATGACTGGCTGGATCCGTCCCAGATCGCGAGCGCCGACATCATCGGCGAGGTCACCGAGGACGGCGACCGGGTGGGGATGCAGAGCTTCCTCGATACCTACTCCGAGCTGGGCTTCTACCCGAAGCTGCTCATCGCGCCCGGCTTCTCGACCGCCGATGCGGTGGCCACCGAGATGCAGGTGCTCGCCACCAAGCTGCGCGCCATGGCGCTGATCGACGCGCCGGTCGGCACCTCGGTGCAGGATGCCATCACCGGGCGCGGCCCGGCGGGCGCCATCAATTTCAACTACAGCGGCGACCGGATGGTGCTCTGCTATCCGCACGTCAAGAAGTATGACCCGAGCACGGACAGCGAGATGTTGCGGCCCCTGAGCCCCTTCCTGGCCGGGCGCTTCGGCGCCACCGACCAGGCGCGCGGCTACTGGTGGAGCGCCTCCAACCAGGAGATCCTCGGCATCACCGGGGTGGAGATCAAGCTGACCAGCATGATCAACGACCCCACCACCGAGACCAATCTGCTCAACGAGGCGGGCATCGTCACCCTGTTCAACAGCTTTGGCACCGGCATCCGCACCTGGGGCAACCGCTCGGCGGCCTGGCCGACGCTGACGCATCCGCGCAACTTTATCAACATCCGCCGCACCGCGGACGTGATCCATGAGTCGATCGAGTATTCGATGCTCCAGTTCCTGGACGCGCCGATTACCGACGCGCTGATCGACGCGATTACCGAGTCGGTCAACATGTTCCTGCGCACCCTGATCATGCGCGGGGCGCTGATCGACGGTAAGTGCTACTGGGATAAGACCAAGAATCCCTATACCGAGATCGCGCTGGGGCACCTGACCTTCGATGTGCAGTTCATGCCGCCGCCACCGCTCGAGCGCATCACCTTCGAGTCCTTCATCGACATCCGCATGCTCCAGGCCCTGACGGGCGTGGTCGGGCAGCGTTAAGGAGTAGACCATGGCCAAGATCGACATCAATCGCGTCTGCAACGCCAACGTCTACCTCGACGGCACGTCCTTCCTCGGGCGCGCCGAATCGGTGGACCTGCCCAACATCAAGCACAAATTTGCCGAGCACAAGGCGCTCGGCATGGTCGGCACTATCGAGAGCTTCAGCGGCATCGAGAAGATGGAGGCCAAGTTTAAGTGGTCCAGCTTCTATGCCGAGGTGCTGAAGAAGGCCGCCAACCCCTTCAAGGCGGTGTCGGTGCAGGTGCGCGCCAGTATCGAGACCTACACCAGCGCCGGGCGCATCGCCGAGGTGCCGCTGGTGGTGTTCCTGACCGGCCAGTTCGACAGCATCCCGGCCGGCAACTACAAGCAGCACGATAACGCCGAGTTCGAGAACGGCATGACGGTGAGCTACTGCAAGGTGGTGGCGGACGGCGCCGAGATTGTCGAGCTGGATGCCTTCGCCAACATCTACAAGGCCAACGGCGAGGATCTGCTCGCCACCTACCGCGCCAATATCGGCGGCTAAGGCGAGGTACGGGCGGGTTTGAAACCCGCCCCTCGTACGGGCGGGTTTGAAACCCGCCCCTCGTACGGGCGGGTTTGAAACCCGCCCCTCGTACGGGCGGGTTTGAAACCCGCCCCTACTGCGCGCCCCGGTGCGCGACCCGTGGCGGGTGAGATCGGCACCCGTACGGGCGGGTTTGAAACCCGCCCCTACCCGCCCCAACCCTGGAGCCCACCATGGCTGACCCGAAAACCCCTGACTCAACCATCACCCTCAGCGACGGCCGCGTCGTCACGCTGGCCCCCGCCAAGGGCCGCCATCAGCTCCAGGCGATGCGCCTCACCAACGACCCCAACGCGCTGGCGCTGGCGGTGGCGGCGACGGTGGGGACAATCGACGGCGCACCGCTGATCTTCGAGGATGTGCTGGAGTGGCCGTTGCGCGACGTGCTGCTGATCCAGAATGCGATTACGGAGCAGTTGGGGGAGCTCCCTACCCCGGCGCCAGGGGCCTGATGCACCTGGCGCATGTCACCGGCTGGAGTCATGCCGAGCTGATGGCGATGCCGATCAGCGATCTGGCGTTCTGGGTGGCCGAGGCGGTCGGCTACTGGAACGACCTGCACCGGGAGCCGAGCGCGTGAGCAGCGGGAGCTAGAGCATGTCGGCCAATGTGACCCTGGGCGTGATCCTCACCCTGCGCGATCAGCTCTCCGCGGGGCTGGCCGGCGCGCGCGCCGCGCTGGATCGCTTCCAAGAGGCCGGCCGCCGCCTGCAGGCGGTCGGGACGCAGATGGTGGCGACCGGGACCGCGGGGACCTTGGCCATGGCCGGCCCGGTGCTGGCGTTCGCCGCGGCCGAGGACGCGGCCACGCGCCTGAAGACGGCGATGATGGGCGTGGGCGGCGGCATCGCGCCCGAGTTCGAGCGCGTCAACGCCCTCGCCACCCAGCTCGGCAACCGCCTCCCCGGCACCACGGCTGATTTCCAGTCGATGATGCGGGTCCTGGTCGAGCAGGGGGAGAGCTATGAATCGATCCTTGGCGGCGTGGGCGAGTCCGCGGCGTACCTGGCGGTGCAGCTCAAGCTGCCGTTCGATGACGCGGCGCGCCTGGCGTCACGACTGGCCACCGCGACCGGCGTGGCCAGCGGGGAGATGACGGCGTTCATGGACACGATCCAGCGCACCGCCAACCTCGGCGTCTCCGTGTCTGAGATGGAGTATGCGTTCGGTCGCGCCGCCGGCAAGCTGAAGGAGGTCGGCGCGCAAGGGCTGGCGTCCTCGCAGGCGCTGGCGCCGTTGTACGCCAATCTGATCAATCTCGGCCTCTCGGGCGAGACGGTGGGCACCGGCTTTGCGGCGGTGCTCGGCAACCTGCAGAAGCTCCAGTATGGCATTGGCAAGCCAGCGGCTGACGCCAAGGCGGCGCTGGCCGGTGTCGGCATCGAGCTGTCCCTGTTCGATCAGGCGGGGCGGTTCCGCGGGGTCGAGGCCATGATCACGCAGTTGGAGCAGCTCAAGACGCTGGCACCCGCGCTGCGCGCGGAGCTGATGGCCGGCATCTTCGGCACCGGCCAGGACGCGCAGATGGTCGCCTCGATCATCGACGGCGGTCTGGAGGGCTATCGCCAGACGGCGGCGAAAATGGCGGCGCAGGCGACCCTGCAGCAGAAAGTGAATGAGCAGTTGGGGACGCTGAAAAACCTGTGGGACGCGGCCAGCGGGACCTTCACCAATACCCTGGTGGCGTGGGCGGCGACGATTGCCCCGCAGTTGAAGCAGCTCGCCGAGTGGTTCGGGCACCTGTCGGAGCGCCTGACGGCGTTTATTGAAGCGCATCCCCGGCTGGCGCAATTCACCGCCGGCGTGGTGGCCTTCGGCTCGGCCGCCCTGATCGCGGGCGGGGCGCTGCTGGTCGTCAGCGGTACCGCCGCGGTGCTGTTGGGGGGGCTGGGGGCGTTGCTGTCGCCGTTTACCCTGCTGGCGGCGGCGGGGGCGGCGCTGGTGGCACTCAACTGGGACGCGCTCGTGGCCTGGCTGCCAGGTGCGGCCGCGCGGGTGCGTGAGCTGTGGGCCTCCTTTACCGCGCAATTGCCGGCCATCCGCGCGCGACTGGGTGAGTTGTGGGGGCAGTTTGCGGCCTGGACAGCGCCGGCACGGCAGGCCCTCGCCGGCGTGTGGGAGCGCCTGCGGGCCGGAGCGCCGGGGGCGCTGGCGCAAGCACGCGAGGTCTTTGCCCAGCTGGTCGCGGGTGCGCGTACTGCCCAGCCCGCACTGGCCGGGCTGGGGCGCGGCTTGGCCGGGATTGGGCAGTCCGTGGTCGGCTTCGGCCGTGGCTTCTTCCGTGGATTCTTCGACGAGCTCCAGCGCGGCGCGGCATCCAGCGAGGGATTCGGGCGCGCGGCGGACAGTCTGCGCGGAATCCTGGCAGCGCTGGCGGCGCCCGTCCAAGCCCTCGGGCGCTGGCTGTCCGGGCTGATCGGACCGACCACCGAGGCCGGTGTCGCGGCGCAGTCGTTCGGTGAGCGGGTCGGACGAGCGTTCGGCGCGGGCGTGATAGCCCTGGCTAACTTCGTGGGGGACATCGCGGCGCTGCGGGGGCGGGTCGCCGCCATGGTGAGCAGTGTGGTGTCGACGGTCCAGGGCTGGGTGTCCCAATGGCGCGCGCGCATCGCGGAGATCGTGGCTCTGGCGCAGGAGATCCCAGCGGCGTTTGCGCGATTGCCGGATGAGCTGCTGCGCATCGGCGCTCAACTGATCGAGGGTCTCTGGCGCGGCATCCAGGCGAAGTGGGAGGAAGTCAAGGCCAAGGTCGCCGGGATTGCCTCCAGCATCGCCAGCACGGTCAAGGGGGCGCTTGGCATCGAGTCGCCGTCGCGGATCTTCGCCGGGATCGGCCAGAATGTGATGGCGGGGCTGGCGCTCGGGCTGCAACAACGCGCGGGGACGGTGTTGGGCGAGGTCCGCGGGCTGGCGCAAGGTCTCGTCGCGGTGCCCCTGGCGTTGGCCCCGATCGCGGCCCCAGCGCTGCCAGGCATGCCCGCGCCGTGGCTGCCTGACGCCCGCGTTGACTCGCGCCTGACTGCCCCGCCCGCCGCAGGCACGCCCGCGATCAACCCCGCGCGGGGCGGTCAGGTCGGCGGGGCGCCGGTCATCCATTTCAGCCCGACCATCAACATCACGGGCGGGGCGGGCGGCGCGGGCGCGACCAAGCAAGCGGTGCAGGACGCCATGCAGCTCTCGCTGCGCGAGCTGGAGCGCCTGAGCGGTGAGCTGGCGCATACCCGCGCGCGCAGAGCCTACGCATGAGCACCTACATCCTGCTCGGCTCGGTGCGACTGGACCTGATCACGCATCTCGAGGGCTTCTCCGGCGAGGCGAAATTTCAGTATGCCGAGCACGCCATCATCGAGCGCAAGGAGCATCTGCAATGGGTGGGCGACAACCTCGAGACGCGCCACCTGGCGTGTGATCTGCACAGCCGCTTCTGCGATCCGCAGACCGAGTATGAGATCCTGCTCGCCGCGGCCAAGCGCCACCAGGCGCTGCCGCTGCTGTGGGCCTCGGGGATCTATGAGGGCGAGTATGTGATCCGTGGCCTCCAGCGCGTGGTGCTGCACACCCACCCGGACGGACGGCCGCATTGGATGCGCCTCGACATCGAGCTGCAAGAGTATGTCACCGCGGCCAGCGCGGCGGGTGGCGTGACCCTCGGTGAGCTGGTCAGCACCGGTCTGGCGCTGGCCACCGATCCGGCGGCCTTCGCGACATCTGCCGCGCGGCTGATCGGTGAGGATGCGTTGGCCCAGGCGGTGCGTCAGCCGGCCAACGGGGATCTGCTGGCATGAGCGCGATCACCTACCGCGAGATCGTCACCCGCGAGGGTGAGCGCTGGGACACCCTGGCGTGGCGCTACTACGGCGACCCGTTTCGCTATGAGCCGATCATCGCCGCCAATCCGCAGGTGCCGATCCTGCCGATCCTGCCGTCGGGTCTGGTGCTCCAGGTGCCGGTGCTCGAGCGCGCCGCGGCCGTGGTCGATGACTCGACCCTGCCGCCCTGGAAGCGGCGCCGGAGTCTGGTCTGATGCCCTATACCCGGCCCGTCGAGGACCCGACCTACCAGGTCATCTATGCTGGCGCGGACATCACCGCGGACATCTCGCCGCTGTGCACCGAGCTGGTCTATACCGATGTCGAGCACGGCGAGTCCGATACCGTGGACGTGGGCTGTGAGGACACCGACCAGCGCTGGAAGGAGGCCTGGTATCCCGAACTGAATGTGACGCTCGAGGTCGGCATCGGCTACGAAGACGGGCGCTGGCTGGACTGTGGCATCTTCGAGCTCGACGAGGTGAGCTGGGCGGGGGCGGCGGATACGGTGCAGCTCAAGGCGCTGGCGACCCTCATCACCCCAGCCTTGCGCACCAATCACGACGTGGGCTATGACGAGCAGACCATGGCGCAGATTGTCGAGCAGGTGGCCGCCCGCAATGGGCTGACCCCGCGCCATGACATCGATCCGGCGATCCGCTTCGATCGCGTGACCCAGAATCATGAGCGTGATCTGCCGTTCCTGACCCGGCTGGCCGAGGATTACAACTACGCCTTTGCGGTGCGCGGTACGGAGCTGCATTTCTGGCACATCCCGACGCTGGAGCAGCAGGGGCCGGTGGCGACCTATGACCGGCGCCAGCTCAAGCGCTTCAGCCTGGCGCTGCAGAGCGAGGAGACCAAGCCGCAGGGCGAGGTCAACTACTCGCATCCCGACGAGAAGATCCGCGTCCAGGGGCCGGGCCAGCGCGGCGCGGTGCCGGGCGATAGTCATCGCCTGCTCAAGCGCGCGCGGACGGTGGCCCTGGCCGAGCGCCAGATCGCCGCGCATCTGCATCAGATCGACAAGCGCCAACTGGCGGGTAACCTGACGATGGTTGGTGACGTGCGCCTGGTGGCGGGGGTCAACCTGGCGCTGACGGGATTGCACAAACTTGACGGAATTTACCATATCGAACGCTCGACCCATCGCCTGAGCCGGGCCGTCGGCTATGAGACCGAGGTGCAGGTCTATCGGGTGGATCCGGCATGAGCGGGGCCCTCTCGACCCACCCCAAGGGGGCCCAGTTCCGCTTCGGGGTCGTCGACCAGGTCGACGCGGCGCGGGCGCGGGTGCGGGTGCGCTTGCCCGAGCAGGCGGACCTGCTGACCACCTGGATCCCGGTGGTGTCGCCGCTGGCGCATCAGGACCGGATCCTGGCGTTGCCGCGGGTGGGCGCACAGGTGGCGCTGCTCACGGACGCCTGCTGTGAAGACGGGGTGTGCCTCGGGTCAATCTACTCCAACCCCGATCCCGTGCCCGCGGACACCGACGGGCAGCAGTTCGGGGCCTGGTATGAGGACGGCACGGTGGTGCGCTACGACCAGGCGCAGGGTGAGCTGCTGGCGGATCTCAGCGCGCCCCAGGGGACCGCCAAGGTCACCAGCAAGGGGGTCATCGCCACGGCGGCCGAGGGGATGACCCTGAGCGCGGGGCAGGGGCTGGGGCTGTCGGCCGCTACCATGGCCCTGAGCGCCGCCAGCAGCCTGGCCCTGAGCGCCCCCGCGCTGTCCGTGAGTGGCGGCGGGGCTGAGATGACCCTGGCCGGGGGCGGGCTGGCGCTGGCGGCACTGGAGCTGGCGCTGGCGGCGCGCGACCTGGCCCTGAGCGCCGAGGCCGACCTGGCCCTGACGGCGCTGGATCTGGCGCTGGCGGCGGCGACGGTGGCGGTCACCGCCGCCCAGTCCGTGGACCTGGCGGCGCCCGTCATCCGCCTGGCGGCGACGAGCGAGGTGACCCTGACGGCGCCGAGCATCCGGCTGTCGGGCCTGACCATCATCAACGCGGCGGGGGATATCGACATCTGATGGCCAGCTTAAAGCAGTGGATGAGCGCGACAGCGGAGAGCATCGCCAGCCATGTGGGGACGCTGCTGGGCAGTGGCGTGCATGGCATGAGCGGCTGGGGCGCGGATGCCAAGGCGCTGGCCGGGACCCAGAATCCGGGGACGGCGACGACGGTGGCGCGCGGCGATCATGTGCATCCGACGACGGGGCTGCTGTTGACGACCGATCGCGGCGGGACCCCGGTCGCCCTGGGGTCAGCGGCGGCGGAGGGCGATGCGACCACCGTTGCGCGCTCCAACCACGTCCACCCGTATCCGACCGCGGCCAATGTCGGGGCTATGGCAACCAGCCATGCAGCCAATGCCATCACGGGTTTTGGGGTTCCCGTTGGCCTTGGTTCGTCGGCGGCGGCGGGCGATGCGGCCACCGTTGCGCGCTCCAACCACGTCCACCCGTATCCGACCGCGGCCAATGTCGGGGCTATGGCAACCAGCCATGCAGCCAATGCCATCACCGGATTCGGGTCGTCTGTGACCGCGCTAGGACTCTCAAGCGCCGGCAACTCGGGCACGGTCAGCCGCTCCGATCATACCCATCCCAGCTCTGTGGCGATGGATTTTTCCCTGACCGCTTCCAGTGGGACCCGCAAGCTCGTCATCGGGAGTGGCAGAAACTCTTTCGGTGCCGGTAGTTCCACCATCGAGTTCTATTCTGCCAACAATGGCGCGCTGACGGCCGATATAGTGGCCGACGGAGGCAGCAGCCTTCCGTTGCGCATCCGCCGTCGCGACGGCGGCGGTGATATTCGCCTCCAGGCGCCAACCAGCTATGTCCGCAACGCGGCTGACACTGGCTGGGGGAATTTGTATGTCGGTCATATCGGATATCAGACTCAGGCGAATGACTCTGACCCGCGCATCAAGCGCAACATCACACCGGCCAGCCCTCGCGTGTCACCACGCGCGCTCGCCGACACGACGATCCGATTCAATTTCCGATCTGAGCCCGCGACCGAACGTCAGCGCCTGGGATTTGACGCGGCGCGGCTGCGCGACATTGCGCCAGATATCGTGCGCTCCAGGTCGCCCGCGGAAGGGATCGAAACAGAGGCCGGCTTGTCCGAGGTGCTGGGCTTCGACCCCATCGGGATGCTCGCCGTCCTGGCACAACAAGTCGCCGACCTTGCCGACCGCGTCGCGGCGCTGGAGTCCCGCCCATGACCACCCTCGCCGAGCTGCGCGCGCGCTGGTGGCAGCCCCGCCTCGGTGGCGTGGGTGAGACCGTCACCGACCTCGCCGACATCGAGCAGGCGATTCGGATCATCGTCACCACCCCCAAGGGCAGCGACCCGCATCGCCCGGAGTTCGGGGCCGACCTCCTCCAGTACCTCGACCGCCCGCAGCTCAGCGAGACGCCGGCGATGATCGCCGAGATCGCGCGGGCCATCCTCGCCTGGGAGCCGCGCCTGGAGCTGGTGAGTATCGTCCCGACCCATGACCTCGCCCACGTCACCCTCGCCATCACCTGGCGCCTGCAGGGCGGGCTGGCGGGTGTCCAGACCACGGAGATCAGCCTGTGAGCACCTTGCCCGAGCCGGACTTTATCAGCCGCGATCCCCTCCAGGTCGAGCAGGAGTTGATCGCCGGCTGGGAGGCGATGACCGGCAAGCCGCTGTATCCGGCGCAGGTCGAGCGGTTGCTGATCGATCTGGCGGCCTATCGCGAGACGCTGGTGCGCATCGGCATCCAGGAGGCGGCCAAGCAGAATTTGGTGGCTTATGCCCGCGCGCCGATGCTGGATTACCTGGGGGAGTTGGTGGGGACGGTGCGACTGCCGGCGCAAGCGGCACGCACGACGCTGCGCTTGGGCCTCGCCCAGCCGGCGACCGCCCTGGTCAGCATACCGGCCGGCACGCGGGCGCGGGGTGGTGGGGCCGAGTTCGCGACCGACCACGCCGCGCAGATGGCCATCGGCCAGCAGAGTGTCGAGGTCCTGGCGACCGCGAGCGTGGCGGGTAACGCGGCCAACGGCATCGGCGCGGGCGGGGTGGCGGTGCTGGTGGACCTGGCCGACCGCGGGCTGAGCGTGACCAACCTCGGGGTCACCTACGGCGGGCTGCCCGCCGAGACCGATGAGCGGCTGCGCGCGCGCATCCTGCTCGCCCCCGAGCATTTCGCGGTGGCCGGTCCGCGCGGGGCCTATCGCTGGCAGGTGCTCTCGTATCGCCAGGACATCGTCGACGTGGGGATCACCAGCCCGGCGCCGGGGCGGGTCAACCTCTACCCGGTGTTGGCCACCGGCCTACCGGATGCTGACCTGCTGGACGCGCTGCGGCGGCGGCTGGCCGACGAGCGGGTGCGTCCGCTCACCGACTGGGTCACGGTGGACGCGCCGACGCGGGTGCCCTATGCGGTCGCGGTGACGATCACCGGGACGCGCGAGGCCGATCAGTCGGCGGTCACGGCGGCGGTGACCGCCAGCCTGGACAGCTACGCGGCGCGCCTGCGGGCGCAGGCCGGGCGCGACCTGGTCCCCAGTCAGTGGAGCGAGCGGGCGCAGCGGATCGGCGGGGTCTATGGCGTCACCGTCACCAGCCCGGCCGCGCGGGTCCTGACCCCGGCCGAGTGGGCCGACTGCGAGTCGCTCACGGTCACCTGGGCGGGGGTCGGGGATGACTGAGCCGCTACTGCTCCAGCCGTCGATCCGCGATGACCGCGGCCGCGCGCTCGATACCGCCCAGGCCCGCTTGCAGCGCCTGGATCGGCGGCGGCTGCTGGTCTATGCCATCCGCGAGGTCACGCCGACCGCGCTGCCGCATCTGATCGAGCAATTCCACGTCGCCGGGATGGAGGGCGGGGCCTTCGCGGGCGCGGAGGCCGAGCAGCGCCATCTGATCCTCGACAGCATCGCTTGGCATCGGGTCAAGGGCACGCTGGGCGGGCTGCGCTGGGCCGGTCGCCGGGCGGGCCTGTCGATCGTGCGGGCGATCACCCCCCCCGCGCGGGTCTACTGTGCCCCGACCCTGACCCGGACCGAGCGCGACGCCTTCCTCGCCCGCCATCCCCAGCTGCGGCTTTATCGCTATCGCACCCGCGGCCAGCGCCTGCCGCAGGGTCTCTATCTGGGCGCGGCCATGCTGGGCGCGACCCACTACCCGGTGATCACCGACGCGGTGCTGCGTCTGGGCTGGCGGGCGTTCTTGTGGCAGACCGACGGCACCGAGACGCCGATCACCACCCTGGTGCGCGAGATCGACCGGCCGGAGGCGCTGGCGGTGCTGGATCTGGCGATCCGGCGGCCGGGGGCGGCGGGCTGGGGCACCTACCCCACGCGCCCACCCCCACGGCGGCAATACCTGGTCACCCAGGACGGCGGCGGGCGCCTCTTTAATGTGCGCTTGCGGCAGCCCTATCGCGATGTGGAGGAGACGATCCACCTGCACAGCGCGCGCCCGGGCCTGGAGCCGATCGACGTCCGTTATCAGGTGGTCGGCGAGCGCTGGATTAGGCACGGGGTCCATGTGGGGGCCTTTGTCGCCGGCTATCTGTGCGATAACCAGGCCCGCGACCGCCTCTATCGGCGCTTTCACCTGTTCGACCCCGCCATCCCGGTCGGGCGCCGCGGCAAGTCGACCCACCTGGGGGCGCACAAGCTGGGCATGCCGGCCTATACCGCGGAGCTGCGCACCAGCCAGCCAGGGCGCCGCGCGCCGCGGCTGCTGGGCCGCTACACGGTCGGCTATCTCGCCCCGCGGCGGGGGTCGCGACTCGACCAGGGCCGGGCGGCCATGGCGACCGCGGTTGCCGTGCGCGATCGGGTCTGGCTCGACACCCACGACCGGGCGGTGACGGCCAGCGGCGGCAACGCGCTGGCTGGCCGCTATCGCGCCGGCCAAATTATCTCCCGTTCATCTGATTGAGGTCCCGTGATGGAACAGCTCGTCGTTTTTCGTGATCGCCAGGAGTTCCAGGCGGTCGATCCCAACAACCTGCAGGGCTACGCCCGCGCTAGCCTGGATCATGTCGTGGCGGACGCGGTGAGCGACGCCAAGCACTATGTGGGCTGCGCTACCACGGCGGTCTCCGCCACCGAGATCCGGGTGCAACCCGGCCGGCTGTACAGCGGCGGGGCGGTCTACGTCAGCGAGCAGGAGCAGGCGTTCAACCTCTTTAGCCTGGTGCCGCTGGTCACCAACAAGATCGTCGCCGTCGCGGTCTGGGGGCAGGAGGTCGACACCTCGATCGAGCCACGCGATTTCTTGGTCGACCTGGAGACCGGGGCCACCGAGCCGCAAGCGGTGGCGATGCGCCGGGTCCGGCACTGCGAGGTCAATACGGTGGCCGGCACCGAGAGCGCGGATCCGCAGCCGCCGGCGGTGCAGTCGGGCACCCTGGTGGTGGCCTACGTCTATCTGACCCCGGGGGGCATCGATCGCATCGAGATGCAGACCGCCAACCGGCTGCCGAATGCCCTCGACCACGCCGGGCGCCTGACCACGATGGAGACCTGGAAGGCTGCCGCCGAGCCCCGGATTAGTTCGATCGCCACCGATCTGGCTGCGCTGGCGCGGCGCGCAGATCAGAAGGTCGGTCGCGAGGTCTTTATGGAGCTCGCCGGGGATGTCGCCCTGATCAAGGATCAGATCGAGTTGCCCGCCAGCTATGCCAGCTACGACGCCGATGCCTTTGCCGACGATGACAAGAGCGACACCGCGCACGCGAGCTGGTCGGCCCTGGTCAATAACGGGCTGCTGTTCCCCTACGCGGTCAGCGACGCCAAGAATCTGGCCCTGTTTAACCCGATCGATGCCGGGGTGAAAGTCTCCAGCGCCGATCTGGTGCTGCCCAGCTACGTCCACGCCCCCCGCATCCAGACCCAGGGCTATGCGGGCGATGTGTCGGTCAGCCAGTATCAGGTGCAGAGCCACACCCTGCGCAAGGTGGCGGTCGCCACCTGGAAGTGGTGCTATGGCTGGCACAAGAACTGGCATCGGCGCTGGTATGCCTGGAACTTCCGCTCGCGCAACTGGCGCTTGCCGTGGCGGGGCTACTGGGTCAGCCAACCGGTCGAGACCTATGTCGCTGAGGAGACCACTGAGAGTTATAGCGGGGCGATCCTGGCGCAGTCCTTTCTGGTGGCTAACGCCATGTGGCTGACCCGGATCGGGCTGTATTTCACGCAGGCGGCGGCGGCGGGGAATGTCCAGGTGGTCATCTGCGAGACCACGACCGGAAAGCCCGTGCTGGATAAGGTGGTGGCCACGGTCACGCTCCAGCCGGGCGATCTGGTCAAGTATCCCACCGAAACCCTGGTTGATGTCCCGGCGGTGCTGTTGGAGCAGGGGAAGCGCTACGCTATCGCCCTGATCACCGGCGGCGACCATCGGGTGGCGGTGGTCTCCGGCAACGCCTACACCCAGGGGACGCTGTTCTATGGCTCGGACGGCGACTATTTCACCGGCGACCTGACCAAGGACCTGATGTTTTCGGTCTATGGCGCCCAGTTTGCGCGCGCCCGCACCGAGGTGCAGTTGCAGTCGCTCAGCCTGGCCAACGGCCTGACCGATATCGATATCGAGGCGGCGCACGTGGTGCCCGATGGCTGCGTGCTCCAATACGAGATCCAGCCGTCCGGCAGTGGCGCCTGGTATCCGCTCGGTGACCAGACGATGCGCCTCGGTAACGATGGCACCTCGCCCAACCTGGTCAATCTGCGCGCCGTATTGCTCGGCACCAGCGACATGCAGCCGGCCTTTGCCTTGACGACCGGGGGCATCACGGTGAGCCGCCCCGATGTCGCTCTCGCGGCCTACTCGGTGGCGCGCACCCTGGGCGCGGCGACCACCAGCGTCACGCTCAAGCTGCTGCTGGCGGACTGGGACGCCGTCAACCACACCATCACGCCCAAGATCGTCACGGCGGGGCCGACCGAGACGGGCGGCACCCTGGTGGCAACCGTCGATATGGACGGGGCCACGCAGAAGACCTGGACCTTCACCATCCCCAGCTCGAGCGCCTACGTGATCAAGATCGCCGGCACCCGCGCCAGCGGCAGCCATCCCTTCTCAATCATTAACCGCATCGATATCGCTGGATAACGAGGAGCACGCTATGGCCAGGCAGTTCGAGCGGTATCGGTTCCGCGATGGCGAGACGCGGCTGGACGAGACGACATTCAACCGGATCTTTGCGGACCTCGATCTGCGGCTGGCCGCGATGGAGGCGCTGGCCATCGATTGGCAGGCAGCCATCACTCTCGTCAGCGACCAGGGCCTGACCCGGGTCGCCGCGGCTATGTCGGGGCCACTCGCAGATCTGACCGCCCAAGTCTCGCTGCTGCAGGCGCAAATCGAGGCGGCACAAGAGGAGGGCATGCTGCTGGACGGGCCGGGGACGGTCAGCGACAGTAATCTGGGTGACCGAACGATCGATGACACGGCGGCCCCGGGGAACGACACCGGCCCCCTGACGACGCTGCTGTCGAGTCTGGCTAACCGGGTCAAGGCCATCACCGGGGGGGCGACCTGGCGCGCCACCCCGGCGACGACCTTGGCCGCGCTGGTGGACGGCTTTGCGGCCGCGACCAGCCATGTCGCCAACAGGGCTAACCCCCACCAGGTGACCCCGGCCCAGGTCGGGGCCGCGCCCGTGGGGGGGAGCTCGGCGCAGGTCTATCAGGTGGCCGACGCCACCGCCGATACCCATGCGGTCAATCGGCGCACGGGCGATGGACGCTATCTGCGGCAGACTGGGGGGTCCGTGACGGGGGCGCTGACCACCACTGGCTCAGTTACGCTGGCCGCTGGCGCGACCCTGGGCGGCGCCCTGGCCGCCGGCAACCAGCCCCTGGCTGGGGTCAAGACGCTGGGCTACCACGGCCTGTACGACAACGGCAACAGCGGATCCTCCAAGACGATCACCCTCGCCAACGGCGCCTTCCAAAAATGCACACTGACCGCTGACAACGCGACCCTGACGATCAGTACCGCTGACGCCGCCATCGGGGCATATACCATCCTCCTCGTGAATACGAGCATCAGCATCGATCGCGTTTACTTTAGTGCCAACCTGAATGGCAGGTGGACGTATAGCTCCAATGATTACGTCACTCCTCGCACCGGTAGCGGCGCCCTGACCTGGCTCCGCCTATGGTGGACCGGCAGCGAGCTTATCGGCGAGGCCGCCCGTGTGGGGTCGTCTTAACGGCGGGGGGCTGAGGCGGCGCAGAATTGCACAGGAGTGACAGATTTTCCCCCGCAGAATTGCACAGGAGTGACAGATTTTCCCCCGCAGAATTGCACAGGAGTGACAGATTTTTAAAAATCTTTCACGTTCTGCAATTTTTCTGTCACTTTCTGTGCAATTTACTTAAGGACACGAGGAACAACATAGGGCTGCTTGCCGTCCGGGGTATGGACTTCGGCGGATGAGCGGGGAATTGCCGCTGTTAGGTTTAAGGCCCGTTTAAGGTTGGCTGATTAGG